AACAAATTTAATACCATTACCTTTATGATCGACTGCAACGTAACCTTCTGGATTGCTAGCAACCAAGTCACCTGAGCCATCGTCGACAAAATGCTTTGTATTATATACAGCATTGTTGTATTTTTCAATAAATATGTTCTTGGCCTCGAACAAAAGACGACTCACTTTGAAGATGTTAAGAATGTCTTCTCTTTTTTCTTTAAAAGACTGCAAAGTTTGTTGGGCATTTTGTGTTGCTCTTTCTTTACCTTTATCACTTTTTAAATTATTGATTTTCTTTTGGATTCTTTGAGAATACCAGTTTATAAAACCTTCGTAAGAATTTTCTGGATTTTCTAAAAACCCACCAGATTTAATTTCACTATTAATATAAATATTTAAAAAAGCAAATGGTAAGTCATCATAATTGATTTGGTCATTAACAGTATCTGCTTCTTTAACTAATCTTATTACTTCTGCCTCTTCTTCGTCTGTTAACGTGACGATACCAGTATCATCTGTAAAGAAAGCATCATCAAACCATATACCCGGTACCCGCCGAAGACCAGAGATATCTGCTCCGAAACTAGCGCCACTATCCAAACTGTTATATGTTGTATGAAAAACAATTCCGAACTTAGACTGTCCAATTTGTTTACCTAAGTCAGAGTCCACTGGCACTGCATAAACAATTGTATTAGGCTTGAATTTATAATGAGGTTCACCGTCAATATTTGTGGTGCTTATCATTTCATCATCAAACATAAAATCACCCTGAAGGATGTTCTTAATGTTTAGGCCTGGCAAATACTGCAATGCTTTGGTAAGTTTATCGACAAGGCCCGGCGCATGACCGTGGTTCTTTACAATATCTTCTTTTGTGTAATTAATTTTTGGAACTTTATTGAAGATAGATTTAGTACCGACAAAGAATTTACCATTCTCCGGATTGATGCCAGCAAAAATAGCCGGCGCTCCGTCCCATTTAACGGACGTTTGAATCTTAGAGCCGGTATTACCCTTGAGAGTTTTTAAAAGCTCTAGAAGGAAAGCCCTGGCCATCTTATAGCCATCTGGGCCTTGAGTGAGAACTAACTCTTCAAGGTGAGTAAGATGAGTGTTCGCTTTGGCCATTATTGTTCCTCAGTAACAGATTCTTCGATAATTGTTAATTTCTCTTGAAGAACACCAATATCATTTTGCATTTTGCGTGCAAATCTCTTAACTTCGCGTAAATGTTGTTTAGCTAACTGCATTCTACGTTTTTCAGTTAGTGTTCTTGGTTTTAAATTGGAAATAATTTCTTGGAGACCTTGAATATAGGTAAAGATAGATTTTTCATCTATGCTCTCAGTTAAGAAATCATTCCACGCTTTGTCTAATGACATTGATTGTTCCTCTTTTGAATATAATAATAAAAGTTTATAAATAAACTTGTTTCTGCTTTTTTTAAGTGCAACTTTTGTATTTACCGGACATTGTATTAACCCTGTAAATGCTTCCGAAGAACAGCAGCTATGGCCTCTTTGAGGGTATCATCCTTTTCACCCTTGTGGGTTTTTGAATCGTCACCTTTGCGATCACCACCATCGGTATAATCTTTGGCTTCTGGATCATCTTTATCTTTGCCTTTATCTCCGGCAGATTCTCCGTCATCGCCTTCTTCTAAAGCGCGCTGACGTGTGTCTGGGACTCTTGTCCGCGGACCAGCACGGCCAGTTCTTCTTTCATCCATCTTGGCTTCCTCATCGTCGTGATCTTCACCCTCGGCGACCTTCTTTTCATCGTCTTCCTCACTATCAGCAACTTTTCTTTGCATTCTTGGCTGACGAGGTCTTTCTGTTCTGCCGGCTTGGGCTAATTCTTCAATTTCCTCTTCTTCGCCTTCAGCTTGTATTTCGCCGTTACCGCTGAATTCATCAAACTCTTGTAAGGTATTGAATTTAAAACCCCACGCTTCTGAGAGAATGGTTCTCAATTCTTCATTTTTCCAATCTTTTGTAGACATCTTATTATCTCCTTTTTGTAGATGTTCGTAATAAATAGTATTTTCTTTTTTTAACTTATCCTCAAAATCTCTTAAACACATACTTCCGCGTTGATTTGCATCTTCTTCCATACGCCTTAAGTGTGGATTTTTTTGAGCGTACCCTTCTCCCATCTCTCCGGCATCTTCAAATTCACCATCACAATTTTGTTTATGGTGAACCAATTCATGACCCAAGGAGCGAAGGATATCTTTCGGATGTCGACCAGTTACATAAAGAGTGACAGACTGTGCCGAAGGATCGTAGAAGGCTGTTTTCCCTAAAGGGTTTTTTGCATTCTCTTCATCTCTGCGTAAAAACAATCTTGGTGGCTTTTCAAAGCCAATTTCTTTTTGCGCAAACGGCATAAATTTTTGTATCAAGTCTTTAAGAATATCTTGCATAGCTAAACCAGTATAAATTAATTAGTTATTAATATTAAGTAATTAAACGTTTTTTTTGTTTTCAATTACTGGTTTTAAATAGATTGTAAACAGTTCAATCAACTTATTATCGTACGAATTAAAAGGCTTAACTGTTGAGATAGAAACAACCCTGTCGGCTACTACCTTATTATCGATTGATACTAATATGCCAAAATTAGATATCCATTCTTCTATATCAGTGTCCCATTTGGACCATTCAACAATATCACCAATTTCAAATTCTTCTGCCAAACCTGAACCAAAAGGTCCTTTTTCATCCATCGTAATAAACCATCCAAGAACAAATGCCTTTCTCTAAATATGAGTGACATTTGTTTAATGCTTTATTATAATCCCTTATGGGTTGGCTAATTTTGATTGTGTCGTCCTCTATCCATTTTACTAAAACTAAGTCAGTAGAAGTAGAGCGATTACCATCAAAACGATAATATCTTTTATTTTGATTGCCCACACTTTATATAGATAAAATCTATATATGTTTTTCAGTATTATTAAAATTGCTGCAGAATATTAGTGACAATAATGTGACGGCAACAAATTCAAATCCAATTAGAGAATACATTAACCACGTAGCAATTAGGAATAGAAAAGTTTTCCAAAATTTATTAAAAGTAAAAAGCATTAATTAAAATCCATTTCATATACCTTATCGGTATCGATTTCTACTATTTTACCACAAGAAGTATAAATTAGTAATCTATTTTGGTTCTTGTATTCACCTAAGACGTATACTACTTGATTAATGTATATCTTTATAAACGATCTTGATGAGGGTTGAAAACAAAATGTATAACCACTCCCTTCAATCCCATATTCGGGAACCAGATCAACACTCTCGTCGACATCACCAGATATTTGTTTTATTATCTGCCTTATCAGAGCTTTCTGTCGTTCAGTATCAGACATGTTTAAAATATCTCTAAAGCAACAGCTACAGCAACTCCCATAACCGCCTGTACTACCATAAACATAGTCACAGCACGTGTCTTGAACACTTTTAATTCTTCAATTTCTTCAAACTTAATTTGTAACTGAGTGGGGGAAGCCACTTCATCGATCTTCTCTTTCCAGAGTTTAATATCTTGAACTCGATCTTCTTTTACCTTTAATTCTGTAAGTTGGCTTTTCACATCTTGCAGTTCCCCACGCAAAGCTTCAATCCCCACAGCCATTGTTTCTAATTGTTGTAAAACTAATTTTGAATAAGTTTCCCACCCGTTGCCATCACTCATTTGTTTTGCCTCCGCAATATTAAATAGTGTACTCAAGAACTCATCAGATTTGGAGAACCGTGTTTAACTAAATATATGTTGAATTTTATATCCCGGCCAGCAGATTCTAATTCTTTTTTTACTTGAATCATATCATTAATATTGTCTTCTGAATCATCGTAAAAATCAATTTCACGAATATTATCATATTTCGCTAGCACCACATTTGTTAAATAGTTTCCTTTATTTTGACCCTCGACACCAATCATAATGATTTCATTTGTCTCAATAGGTCTATCAAAAGTTCGCAATGTTCTGTGTATATCGTCAATAGAAATCGGCGCCCGGGCCGTCAGTACCATGACTTGTGTATCTGAGTCAGATAGTCTATCCCGCATAATTGAAGTTATATTAGGATTCTCAGTTGCATCGTGAACATCATCAAACGGTGAAAAGTCAAATTCATATCTGTCATCATCTTTAACGTCATCATATTCTTTTTGAGTTCTAGCCTGAAAGACTTCTCCAGTCTCTTTATCTACAACATTGACGTAACCTTCGGTAAAAGCAATTGTCTCATCAAAATCAAATATAGACAACCGAGTTGCAGTTTCGATATTTTCAAGTAAAATGTAATTACGCCAATTTTCAAGTAGGAGTTTCAT